CCATCAAAAACAGATTACCAAGGTACTGTGATAGATATGATCCAATACTTAGACCTTTTTTGAATGTCCTGATCAGAGTCTTTATAAGCCACATAAGATGCTCATTCTTAACTCTTTTTTCTAGCCAAGCAATAATCGTGTCCTGCGGAATCGATTCATAATATTTACGGATATCGAACTTACACACATAGTTGATTCTGTATTTCCCATTGTGCTTTTCTGACAACCATCGATGTATGGCCAAAGCTCCATAAATTTGTCCTCTATCCGGTAAAGAAGCACACTGGTACTTTCCTAATCCTGCAATCAATTCAGACAATCCAGCCACTGCGATATAGTCATATATCTGTTGCTTGATGTCCTGGATGCCGATAACTCTTGCTTTTTGAGAACCGACATCATATATCGTTCGATACCATATAGGTACTAGATCCAACTGTCTGCACATCAATTCTTTCTGCAGTACAAGTGCAATGTTATCTATATCACCATATGTATCGAATAGTCTGACAATATCTGGTCTTGTTTTCTTTTTCTTTTGAAGACATCTATGTATACAGTCTTTTATTAAATCTAAATCAGTAATATCTACATTTTTACATTTTCTTTTCATTGAACTTTAAATCCTTTTTCGATTGTTTGTGTATAGGGTTTCGACAAAAGGTCTACTAGTCTACGTTCTCCACAAAATTTTACATCACAACATGACGTTGTCGATGTGAGCATCTATATGATGGCTTACTCCAGTTTCCTGGGCTCGCGAGACATGGTTAATGTATTTAATTTATAAACAATCATGCGACAAGTAGTTCCACCTGGCATTGCCAAGGCCATTCCTGCAATTCAAGTAACAAAGGCCGGCATTCGAGCCATTCCTGAGGTTACCGCCCTACCATGAATCCTCTAAATTTAATATTTAATTGTTAGCTAACAATGCAAGGGGGATGCCCCCTTGCAACCCCCGATTGAACAATCAATCGAGCGACAAGCAGCCCCACCAGGCAAGGCCAAGGCCAACCCAGCAAGACAAGAAACAAAGGCCGGCAGACGAGCCACCCCCGAGGAGACCGCCCGTAAGATATTCTCGTGTTCCACTTGTTGATTGTCCTCCGGCATAGAGCATATCTCCTACACCTTGGCTTGAACTGGAACTGAATGCAGATGGGAACCATGCGCCATCCACGATAGAAATATCTCCAATCCACGAATCTGAACCATCTGCCTTGGCCGGAATCGTTCCAATCTTTGTATAAGTATTCTTGATTGTCGTTTCGGATGACGAATGCGCTACGCCTCTAGGTGCGCGATATACATCTTTCGAATAATCCGCATTGAAGATCATGACTGTATCACCTGGAATCGTCCATCCACCAACGCTGAATTCTAGTCCTTGGATTCTATATGGATGTTTTCCGTCTGTATTAGATACTGGTGAACCATCGTGATGGCCAATAACTACATCAGTGCATCCACTATCCCAATGCCACGAAGACATGTAGATGTATTGTGTAGCACTTCCTCCAGTGACTGGAGTTGTATCGAAAGGCTCGCAATCTAGATAGACTGCACAATTGTTCGCATCTAGATCATCGATTCTTAGGATCTTGGCCGCATATGCGTATTTATACATCGTTGAATTTCCTCTATCTAAATCGACAGAGCCATCGCCTTTATCTCGACCATATCCGACTATTACGCTTGATCCAATTTGCCATGATGTTTTTTCACTCTTTGGAATTGGGAAATACGTAGCTTTTGTCGAACGTTCCACACTGGATTTCGTCTGCATAGAATAGTTTGTATTTCCTGAGAAGATTGTCTGCGAGTTTTTAGTTGCATACTTAATCATCAACATGATGATTCCGAATGTTTGTCTATCGATTCCAGCACCCCAGAAACCTGTACCTTTTTTCTGATAATTCACAATCATGTTATCGTGGCTTTGATTAATCGCAACTTTTCCAGGTTGAGATCTCAACTTTCCGTCACTTGCGGTTACACTGTGATATCTGGAATAAATAAAGTAAGGCATTACTGTACCATCTGCACGCACTGCAGCAAACCAAGGTTTTAATCCTAATGCGTGATTAGGTGAATCAGAAATCAACCATTCTGTGTAATTCTCTGTTTCGATTTGTTTGTAATAGAAAGTCATCTGCAGAGCACCACAGTCAACTGCACCAGTTTCCTGATAGTTTCCATCACCGATCATTGCGACTGGATATGCAAAACCATCATCATATCGTTTGTAGTTACATTCATACCACTTAAACAAAGGAATGTTCTTATAGTCATCTGTACCCTCTGCAGTATCCGTACTAGGCTGGCAGACCAATCCAACATTATCTCTTGTCTTTTCACACGAACTCGTTGGATTTGACGCAAACTTCCACACTTTTGTTCCATAAATTTTTCTTGTTCTCTGTGGAATAAACATTGAATTAAAATAGTCGGCACTGTATTTCTCATATCCAGGTACCATCTTTTCAAGTGCATTCGCAACTCTTGTCAATTGTTCGTCTGTGGCCAGAAACTTCTCTACATATGTTTCTGTAGAAGCTGCTAAAGCTACTTCACTCGAATTCTCTGACATACTTTTCCTCCTTTAACATTCAAGCCTAAAGTGTCAATCAAGTTATTGATCGTAACCACTGCGGCTGATTTTGTGTTTTCAATATCATCAATCGCATTTGTGTGTTTAGATGCGATTGAATCCAAAGCATTGTCTGAATTCTTTTTGATTTCAGACAATGTACTTGCTTTAGTCGAATTGATTTGTTTAACCGCATCATCCGACACTTGTTTGGCATACGCTAATAGCTGCATAACTTCATCCTTGGACTCTGTAGCCACTGATCCAGTCACGTGCAATAAACCTTCGGCCACATTGCCGATAGCTTTCAATGTATGCCATTCACGTTTAACTGTGCTACCATCTAGCATTTCTGCACACACCCAGAATTCAACGCTTCCTTTTTCTTTTAAGGCATTCGCGTCAACTTCCCAGGCAAAGCTGCAGATTCCGTTTGTGATAAATTTATTCGTGACTAAGTAGGATCCAAACTCTCCAGCAGCATTCTTATAAATAATTCGAACTTGAGCACTCGTCATATCAAACACCTCTGTCGGCCAAGGATCCATTTGGAAGTGCACTAGGCATGCATTCTTATCGTATTGCACACCTAGAAGGTCACATCCTTCTGGAATTGCGATTCGTCTAGTTACACTGTCAATTACACAAACATTGCTAAATGATTCAGATTCGCCATACACTGTAATTCCCATATGTATAAACCTCCATTCTATCCATAGTTCACACCTTTTTTGACACTTCCATTGATGTTTCTATGGACTTTTTTACCTTTCTTTATAGTTCCATTGTGGTTGTAGTAAACACGCGCAACCTTGACTCGCCCACCCTGGTTGAACGCAATCTTCAACTGGTCTGCCGGAGTCGTAAATGATGCGTATACACCACCTGTGTACCGAACGTTTCCGTTACGATCCACAACTTTAGTCGTGATTTTATAAGAAGATTCCGGATTCAATCCAGTTACCTTGATAGAACCATTGCCATTATCTGGACTGACATTCCATGTTTTTCCGGTAATTGCACACCACAAGTACACTCTCCAGTAGTTAAGTACGTTCGATAATTTGTAATCAATTACTGCATCAAACGGATTAATGTTCCTTGGGTTATTACATTCATATACGCTTGGTGCGCCTACACTCTGCGATTCGCCAAGGACACCGCTTGCCGAGAAGTTACCAAACGATGTACTGCATCCAGGTGTGTGATATACGCTAGGTCCATTACCGAATGGAAGATCTAGAACACCGGCCGCAAGAACTCCGGTCTGTGTTTTTCCTGATATATTAACGTTGAATGTATGCTGGTTCGTATGGAACATAAAAACAGCCCCATTCCATTGGAGTCTGTTCTGTCCATAATCTTCAGTGATAAACATGGAGTAATGCCAGCGCATAACGATGTTTGGCCAACTACCTACTAGTTCTGTCCAATAGTCCACCATCATGTGGATTCCTTGAGTGTTAGATCCACAATCTTTTCTTGACATACTTCAACCACCTATCCTTCTAGTTGGAAGTAGAAGTAGCCACTAGGGCATGTGCTTGTAGTTGGTACTGATGTGCCGACTTTCCACTTAAAATTTTCACATTTCGCAATTCGACTTGAAAGACTTTTATCTGCACTTTCCAAACTTGGAATCTTTTCCTCAACCGCCTTTACACGCTTACTCACATCTGTGATATCTTTTGTGTTATCGTTGATTGATTTTCCATGTGCAATGATATTTCCTTCATTTGTGGTAACTCTTGTAGTCACACCATCAATCGAATTTTTATTTGCCTTGATTTGATTCAACAAGTTTCCTGCAGTATTACCATCAAGTGCTTTTTCAAGTTCTGCAAGCAATGCATTGTATTGATCATACATTGGCTGTGTTGGAAGCTTGTTTGTTCCATCAGTCACAATTCCGCAGAATGTTTCATTTAAGCGTGTATCGATGATACATGTCTTAGATAAGCTTGCAGCATTTCCAGGCACCTGAATAATCGCAACAATGATTTCATAAATACTGGAAGTACGAACGCATGTTTTTGGCATCGACATATCACCACGAATGTATGCTAATTGACATGAGTTTGTCGCTTTTGTGTATCGCACTGCGATGTAGTCATAGCGTGTATTCGATGATGCGGTATCGACTGTCAATGTCACACTTGCGGTATTTGCATATGTAATTCCACCGAATCCATTCACATCGGTTAAAAGATATGCGGTTCCTGGAGTTACAGATACATTCATACCACTGACATAAGATACCTTTAAATCGTCACCGGTAACATTAAATATGCCGGTAGTCCTACCTGCGTGATATAGTTGCACATCTTCTGCATCGTAATCTATATCGTTCAATGGATAACATTTTTGTGTCATCTAATCACCTCCTGATTAGTTATTTCTAATTCTAGAGAGACCTCCATATCCTGGTCCCCCTCTTCAACAAAGTTTAAACCTACAATTCTTGCTTCTATGTATATGCTATACAGGCTGCTTACAGCAGATACGATATCTCCTAGGTCATAATCAGAACCAAGAACAACAAGCGTATCATTTTCTTTTAACTCAAACTCAAAGGTTGATGCATTCTGCCTTGCCTCGTTCAACTTTTCATTTCCGCGTTGTGTCAGAAGTTGTTTTATTTCTTCTGCAGTCCTTTCTTTAGAGTTACCATCTGAATCTGTGTACGTTGTTTGAATGTCTCTGGCGTCTACATACAGTTCATACATAGGCTCATTCTCTGAGCGCATATCCACAGTTACCATCGTTCTTGCTTCACCGTCTTTTTCTTCACCAAGAACGTAAGCAAAATTCTTGTATTCTGTCATGTCTTCAATATATTTTTGAGATAAAACATTTCCAAGCTTGTCAGAGAATCTAGCGTTCACCTTTCTTTGTCCACTGTAAATTTCTAAATAGTTCAATTTCCCATCTTTAACAATTTCTCGATAACCATAGCCAACGATTTTGCAATATGTCTGAATCATCTCTCTAAGCGTTTTCCATGTACTCTCGGAGCCATCTGCAATAGTTGCAGTTAATCCAGTAGGTGTTCCAACAAAGATGTCTAGACCACGCTTATTTGCACTTACTGCATCTAATAGACTCTTCTCTACGTTTGTTACTTTGACAGTTGACGTATTGATTCGGTCCTCAAGGTTGTCCATGTGGCCTCTGATTTCCATGTCATCGTCCTTTTCGTTGCAATATACATATTCGATAAATCCAATTTCGTTTCTATCACGACAAACGATGCGGTTTTTCTTGCACAAATATTTCATATTGAATTCTGTCGGCCTTGCGTGAATTTCAAACTGTCCACTGTCATAGTATCTAGGGTTCCACTGAATAGATGTTACGTCCTGAAGTAACCCTAGTTTGATTCCTACAGGACCATAAATGTAATATTGCATATCTATACACCTACTGTGATTTCTTCGAAGCTAACATTTGCGAACAAACTTTTTTCATTCAATGTTGCTCCGTATCTTAGTGTATTTTCACCTAGATCCAATTGAAAGAACGTACTATCATAACTCAATTTATAGAATACGTTCTCTACTTGTTCGCCTCTGATCAGATGGCAATAACATGAATTCTCGTATGTACTTACTTCTAAAATGTCTCCTGCCTGCATATCAAGTCCGCCTTCTGCAGTAAACGAGATATGTTCCTCTGTCTTAACGTTCACTAGACTAGGATTTTTCGTATCTGCTTCGGCTTGAAATTGTAAAATGAAGCCTGTAGGTTTATCACCTTTATTTGTGATTGTTAGAAGTGGCTTATATTCGTGATAGCCTAACTTCCATTTTGTCTTTTTTGAGTACGATCTAGGAAATCTGTGGCATTTGACTAATGTTGTAAAGTCGATACTTGATTTCTCGTTATTCTTCCAATAAGGAAATGGAACATGGAACACAAACTGCCAACTTTGGTATACCTTTGCACCTTCCTGAATGATAGGTGTCGTTGTGGCATATCCATCTAGATACAGTAATTGCTTCTTGTCTGTGTCCTCTCGATAAAGTCTGCACATTTCTCCTGGTGGTATCGTCTCAATGAAGATATCTCTGTTGGCTTGTGATTCTTTCATATCTCCTTCAACAGTGATGTCTTTCGAGTTTACCTTGATACCAGATACTTTTGTACCGGTAAAGGTTGTACTGTTACTTTCAGTGATAGAGATGGAGTTTGAAGAGACTCCATCTATCGAAGTGATTCGGAATGGAGATCCATCACCGAAAGATATTTTGTTTCCTTTAGCATTTTGAATACTGTAGATTATCATTTTTTGTTCCTCCATTCCATTCGTCTAGCCATGGCCTCAAGCTCTCTAGCATTCTCACTTGGCTTGATTGGGCCATTGCCGACATTTGTTTGATTCATATTGTAGTTGACCGTATTGTTCACAACCGGCTTCTTGTCACCATATCCACCTGGATATGATTGTGCTGCCTTTTGGAAGTCAGAAGCCACTGTGTAGGCAGAGTTTCTCAAACTTTGGATTGCTCCCAGTTTGCTTGATTCACTCATACCCCAGTCAAACTCTATCTTTTCATTCGCACTTTTAGCGGAATTAATAGCACTCTTAATGAACTTTCTAGCAGTCTTTTGAGCATCTTTGGTCTTTCGTTTAATTCCTTCGATATAACCTTCGCTACTCATCTCACCGACTTCATCGCGCCATACACGAGAAGGTGAGTGTGAATTCTGTTCTTTCTTGGCTGCGTTGATTGCACTTCGTACTAAGTTAGCAGCTGCGCTTGCAACTCTTGATACTACAGATCTGATACCAGCTGCAAAACCATTACCGGCATTCGCGCCTTCTGTGTGCATTCCACTATAGCCACCACTAGCACCGCTCTTAGCGTTGTCTTTCAGAGATTGTCCACTTGTTTTTGCATCTCTTTTTCCAGAACCTACACCAGATGTATATCCTTTGGCACCTTTGGCACCTTTAGATTTCATCTCAGATTCCATTTGTGCAGCGTTTACCGCATTATTTTTCATTTGCTGAACTGCTTGAGCAGGTGACATTCTTCCTGCCATAACTGCATCCTTGATGCTTTGTGGGACTGCAGCACCTGCAAGAGATGAGTTATTCAATAAATCCTGGAACTGGATCAAGTTCTTCATCTGCTGAACTGCATCTGCAGGAGCAGTCTGTCCATTTGCTACATTTTCCGCAAGTCCGGCCGGAATATCTACACCAGCATCCTTTGCCTTCTGAACTACATCATCGAATTTGATAACATCCTTGATATACTGGTTAGCTTCTTCAACTGTGACAGTTCCATTCTTTAAACCTTCGGCCATAGACTGTGGAATCTGCACACCTTTTTCTTTTGCCTTGGCACTGACTTCCTCAAAGCTATCCATGTTGATCAGTGCTTTCATCTCTTCAACAGACTGAGGTATCGCATACTTGCCTGCTTTGATTCCGTCAACTACTGACTGTGGAATCTTGATTCCAGCTTCTGCGCACTTCTGTGTGATATCTGCCAGTGCATTGTCTACATCCACATCATTCAAGGCTTTTTCAACACTCTTTCCGGTGTCTTCATATTCCTTGTTTAACGCGTTGATTTGTTTCTGCAATTCCTTGGCAGTATCTTTAGACTTCTTATGAGCTTCTTGAACTTTGGCTTGTGCTAGAGTTGCATTGATGTATGCCTGAGTTTCTTTGGACGTTGTGTCCTGGACCGACTTTCCGGCCTTAACCATTTCATCATAGGCTTCATTCGTTTTTCTCTTAGCTTTTTCTAGGGCTTTTTCGTTCTTTGTAGATTGCTCTGTAGCTTTATTCAATTGAGTCTGTGCCTTAGCAATATCATTGACAATCGCCTGCTGTTGTTCCTGGTATGCCTTGACTAACATCAAATCTTTTTGAGCGTCGATGTTTCGTCTGACCGCATCCGTGTCTTTGTTCAGCTTGTCCGTCTCTTCATCGTATTGAAGATTCAAATCAGGCATTGACTTATTCAATTGATCAACAATGTTTTTAAGCTCTTCTTTTTCTGCTTTTGTTTTGTTTGTTTTTTTGGCCAATTCTTCCAGGCGATTTGTTAGAACCTCTGACTTTGTGGCTTCTTCTTCAACTGACTGCGTACTTTCTTGACGTGCTTTCTTGTTTTCTTCAAGTTTTTTCGTCAACTTGTCATGACTGCTTACAAGCTTTTCTGTAGCAATAACATTCTTATCCGTCTCTTGATAGCTTGCAATCGTTGCAGCAGTATATGCTACCAAGGCCACACCGATTCCGGCTACTGCCGCTGCAAGTAATCCTGCAGGAGTGGCCATCATCGCAAGGGTCAGAGCCTCTTGTGCTGCAGTTGCTAACGTAATCTGTCCGGTTACTGCCTTGACTGCCACCTCATAGATTAAAGAAGCGGCTGCACTTGCTTTTGTGACAGCGGCACAAATCTTCTGGTAGTTTGTGAATATCTTGAATGCAGTATATGCACCAAGTACTCCGGACGCTACTTTCTTCGCATTGTCTACAATGAAGGCAAACGCATCAATCACCTTTGGAATTGCCTTGATTGACAAGTTGACTGCAGTGGATGCCACTTTGGCCATACTATCAGCAACTTTGTCAAAGCTCTTTGAAAGCTTTCCACTGCTCATTGATTTGTTCAGGTTATCAACATTCTTTGTGACAGAATCGACCGCGTCCTTCATAGGAGTCTCAAACTTCTCATACGCAGATATTCCAAGAGCTTCCAGTGCGCTTTGTAAGATTGTGACCTTTCCTTTAAGGTTGTCATTCATCGTATCTGCCATTCGCTTAGCAGCACCATCTGAATGATCAATCGCATCGGTCAATTTATCAAAGTCTTCATCCGAAGCTCCAACAATGGCTAATAATCCTGACATAGCTTCCTGGCCACCTAGTGCCGAAGCCATCTGTGCTTTCTGAGCCTCAGTCAGGTTCGAGAATGAAGATCTCAAATCCTTCATGATATCTCGTAGTGACTTCATAGAACCATCACTGTTTGTGATTGAGATTCCTAGAGCGTCCATAGCTTGTTGAACTTCGTTCGTTGGTGATGCCATTCTGTTCAGAATAGAGCGTAGTGCAGTACCTGCTTGACCTGCTTTGATACCACTGTTGGCCATCAATCCAATTGCCAGCGCACAATCCTCGGCACTGAATCCTAGAGCACCTGCAACGGGTGCTACATATTTGAATGTTTCACCCATCATTCCAACGTTCGTGTTAGCATTACTAGATGCCTGAGCTAGTACATCAGCAAAGTGAGCCGAATCACTCGCTTTCAAGCCGAATGCAGTCAATGCATCCGTAACAATATCGGAAACCTGCCCAAGATTCTCTCCTGATGCGGCTGCAAGGTTCATGATACCTTCAATACCACTCAGCATATCTCCGGTCTTCCATCCGGCCATAGCCATGTACTGGAAGGCTTCTGCAGATTCTGTAGCCGAGAACTTTGTCTTGGCACCCATTTCTTTAGCCTTATTGGTCAAAGCTTGCAATTCTTTGCCAGTAGCACCTGAGATAGAAGCAACCTTAGACATTCCAGACTCAAAGTCTGAGCCTACTTTTAATGCATAAGCGCTCGCACCAATTAACGCAGCACTTACTGTTTTGACTCCTTTTTTTGCAGTGCCAGCTATCTTGCTTAAACCGCCACTGAATCCACTGGAGTCGATTTTTGTGTCAAATAATAGTGAGCCATCTGCCATATATACATTCACATCCTTTCTGACTCGAAATCGTGAACATACGGCTCAAGGCTCATCTATGTATGTTTTTAGATTTTAATTTCTACATCTTTTTTGCATTGCTTGCAGAAGACGTAGACACCTCTGCATCTTGCGTTGTTATCGAATAAGAGTAGTTTCTTGCCACAATGTGGACATCTGAACCACTTCTTTTCGAACACCGGTATTTTGATTACCATAACGCTTCTCCTATGTCTTCATCAGACATGACTCTCTGATTGTGTGGCAATGCAATAGAACGCTGTATTGATCGTATACGTGCTCTTTCTTTAGAGTCCTTGATTTTACCTGCATCAATACTTCGTAAGCGCACACGCTCCTTTAATTCACACTCACCGCTGATTGAATTCATCAAAGCTACAAACTCCCACCAGTGCATGTCGGATTTCAACAAATCAATGCCATAGAACTGTTGGAATGCAGACAGTATATAGTCACTATCGTAAGTGAAAGAAAAGTTGACTGGTCCTTTCGAACTGCTTTCACTTGATTCTTCTTTTCCACATCTTAGAAACCAAGACACTTGATCTACAATTTCTTCTCCACTTTGAAAAAACAAAATAGCTTTGTTTCGTTTACCCTCGAACACATCCAAAATCACTTTCATGATTTCATCTTCGGTCGCATCGTCACGAATGACTGTCTCGTTCAGTTGCATCCAGGTTCTGAAATCTGTCTTGATTGGACGCTCTTTTTTTCCTATGCGAAGGCTTTTAGGCAAACTTTCCAACAGAAGGTTCATCAAAGCCACCACCCGTATCTGCTAATTTAATAACTGCGTCATCGCTTTCTTCTCTGCATCTATCTACAAACTTAACGAAATCGTTATGAACAGCATAATAGTAGCGTCTATTGTTTGGCTGACCTTTGAAGATTTGTGTTCCTGCGCTATGACCGAACACATCATTGAATAATTCCTTGATAATCTTCATTTCGAATTTTAGCAATCCGGAACGTCCGCCATCCTTAGGTCTATGTTTAACCTTATCCTGGAATGATTTGTAGGCATTCTCATAGCGTACCCATGTTTGTGGGTCTTCTGTATCGAATTCAAATTCCAATCCGTTGATTTTCCAAATTGGAACGTTGTAGTCTAAATTAATTTGGCTCATGGCTCTTATCTCCTTTTTCTCGTTCTAATAAATAAAAAGGACCTATCGAAGGTCCTTTACTTTGAAATTGTACAAGTCTTCCAGTTATCTGAAGATGTAACTGTTACTTCTTCCTTACTTCCAGATGCTTTGAAATTTCCTGAATAAGTATATGCGTTTTCATCTCCACCATCTGAGTCTGGAATAACTGAATAGTTACGTTTGACTGCCTTGTATTTAGTTGCGTCTGATGCAGTTACTGGTGCAGTGAAATCTACAATCAAGATTGTACGGATTGCGTCATCACCAACTTTTTCTCCCTCAGTGATTGAGATGATATCGTTATGCACTTCGTTGTTTTCGTATTGGTCAAATCCATACGCGATAGATGGCGCATACCCAGTCACGTCACTGCGCTCAGCTGCTTCATCTACATATGTACGTGAATATTCAACCGGATTTGATGATTTGCTCATCGATGTGAACTTAGTCATTCGTGTGAAAGTTGTCTCATCCTTGCCTCCAACAGCCATGAATGCAACCTTTTTATCACGAGTTACTAACTTTTCGTTTACTGCCATATTTTAGTCCTCCTTTAAATATAGAATTCTGCATTGTATCTGATACGTTGCAGAGTTGGCCTCGGCATCGAATAGATATGCAGGAGCTACCACTTCGATAGTCTGTATGCCTTCGATGTCCGGCAATATGCCTAGTTGATTTTGCTTTTCAATCCAGTCTTGCAGGTCTTCGTATAAAGAAGATGCTGCAATCTGTGACTGGACTTCTGGTGAAAAGTCTTCTTTTGACATGATTGAAAAAAGGAACTGTCTCAGAGTACTGCCATCAGTATATTTTTTCACAATCATGTTTGAATTTATCTCTGACATGATACTGTATTCAATTGTTTCATCGATTCGCTCATTCAAGTAATCAATATGAAGGATTGAATGCTTATCAAATACCGGACAGTTCAGAAAATAGTTTCGAATCTGTTCCAGATTATTTTTTCGTTGCGACAATTTTGCCAGCTCCTTTCAATATGTCTGTTTTGTTCTTTGCTTTCATTCGTTCAAACCATTTAGCACCTCTCTGTGGTGCTCCTTGATACTTTAAAGGTGTGCTCGTGAGCTTCTTTGGTGCTCGGCCAACCATTAACATTCCGTAATACTGATATCTAGCATACGGAACATTATACTTGACTTCTCCTGAGCCGATTCTTGTTGAAGATGTTGAAGACTGTATCAACTTTCCGCTGCGCATCGGAGTGTATGGTGATGATAGTCTAATAACTTCTGAATCAACAAACTTTTGAGCTCGCTTATAAGCGTTATTGACACCAGGTCCAAGTAATGGATCAAACTTAAGCTTTGCCTGGACTCTGCCCATTTTAGAAGCAATCTTGATGTCGATATCGCTTGGCACCCTGATAGGCTCTGTCATACTCCTTGAACCCTTATGTGATTACTGTAGCCACCTACAGAATTAAGGTTGTATTTTACAGTTTGAACTTCGAAAGATTCTGGATATTTTCGTTGGAGTTGAGCCGACGTCATGCCTTGGATGTCGGCTTCTCCAAGAATTAGAATATCGTGTTTTTTAATATCAGGAATGTCGTTTGCTACGTTCACTTCTATACGGACTGTAAAGGAATCATCTTCTGTATCTTCCTTTTCTCCGTCCCTGGTACCATAGACGTGAATCCAAGAGCAATTCTTTATCAGTTCACTGACAAGTACCTTGTCTCGCTTTTCCTCGTCTACGACCCAGTGTGCATGTGTGACAGTGTTGTTGCAATCAATCATAAGCACCCTCTGTATAAAAGATTCGTATTGCACAACCATCGATTGATTATATCCTTGATTAAAGGTTTCAATTGAGTGGTTGTTTTTCTGCGTTCGAATGATACGGAATGGCCATCGACGCTTTCGGATGTGATTCCTTTTGAAGAAGGCAGATGATCGTTTTCATATAGCTTTTCTGCAATCTCGCAGATACAAAAATACACATTCTCTTTTTCCTGATCACTTAAAGCGTTCTGGATTCTAGTGAATGTGTATTGATTAACATATGATTCTGACAATCTAGAATAGGCATTGAATTCTTCTTCTGGAATTGATTTTCCAAGGTACTGTTCCTGATATATTGTGTAATTTACTAACATTTATGGACCATCCCATCTAAATCTAGGCAGCTACTTTCTTTTTGATTGTGACCGTTTCTGGACGTGAGATCATGTCTCCATAAACTTGTCTACCTTGTAATGCAGAAGCACCAATGTGTTTTCCATCTGCAATTGCATTGACTGCGACTTTCTTCATCCATTCGTTTACGAAGTGACAGAAAACGTTGTTTCCTAAGATATATTCGATATTTGAATCATCAGGGATGTTATTAGTTTCGTATACGTTCAATCCGAATACAGTTCCTCGGAAGCCTTCTGCTGCGTTCTTAACACCAGAATCAGATGCATTGATGAACTCAGGCGCCTTGCATAATAATCCGAATGTTTCGTTAGTTACAACTAACCACATCTCATTTAAGTGTACACCTTTCTTTTTCAATGCTTGTACTTCATCAACAATGTTTCCATAGACAGTCTTTGCAGTCAATGTAGTAGTGTTAGTTGATGCAGTTCCTGAAGTAGCACAAACGTTGATTAATTCACTGTCAACTTCTAATCCCATTGCATATCCTGCAGAATCTAAGCGGTCTGCAGTCAAGTTATCTGGTACTGCGTCTGCTTCATATCCATCGATTAATTCATTGACATATAAGCTCTTGTCGATTGGTAATGTTTTATAAGTTGTTTTTGAAGTTGTCAATTCTCCACCTGACTTGATGTCATAGTCTTTGTTGACTTTAACTTCATCATCACGTACTGGAATCTTAACTGCACCCGCTACTGGTGACCCTTCATATTTTCTGTTGAATAAACCCATCATGACTGATGTGCTGCGTAATTTCGCCAATACTAAGCTAGAATAGCGATCTTGTTTTTCATGTGTTCCATTTAATTGTGGCATTCTCTTATCCTCCTATAGCATTAAATTTGAATGTCTGGATTCAATTCCTTGAATCTAGCAGTGACTGGATCTAATTCATTTGAACCAGTTGCAGAACCTTGTGCCATTCCAGAACTGAATGGATTCACTGTCTGCTGTGCTTGTTGTTGAGCTTGGGCTTGAGCTCCTTCCCCACTTTTTTCTGTGACAAAGGCAGTTGGATTGTCCTTCTTCAACTCTTCGATGAACTCGTCGGCTCCTACGAATTGACCTTCTTTGAACTCAAGGTTCTTCTTGTCGAATTCTGCCATTGCAGCGCTCTTAGCTAGCTTTGACGTGAACTGGATTCCATTGAAGTACATCTGCTTTGCAAAGTCTTTATCTTTGGCGGCCATGTCTGAGTTGTACTTGTTCTGCATGTCAGTTAGATCTTTTTGTAGCTTGGCTACATCGACACCATCGAATTCTTTAACCTTTGTGTTCAAATTCGCAATCTGTGTCTCCTGCGCTTGAAGTCTGTTGTTCCAATTAGTCACATCATTTTGGTGCACATTCATGATCTGATTAATTTGTTCTTCTGTTAGTCCTTCAATTGCTCTTAATTCTTCTCGTTTCATCTTTCTTTTCCTCCTACAGTTTATTAACGTGAGTCTCTTCTCACTTTGGATTGGTGCCTTTTATCGCCTTGCCCATGGCATATAAAAAGCGCCTATTGCTTAAATAGACGCTAATTAATAAATTTAGTTTTTAAATGATATTTGCGATTCCCTTCGCAAGCTCTGCAGCCTTTTTCATGAGACTGTTTTCTTCCAGGTATTCTAGACCTTTCAAGGTGATTTGGATGCCCTCTAGTCCGATAACATTTTCATATGGATCTCCGATGTACTTCTTGATTTCAAATCCAGATACATATCCATTCTCAAGAAGCAGCTTCAACACCTTTTTGAGACGAACATCTGTGATTTCTAGTGCAGATGCGGATATTCTTTGAACGTCAAAGACTTCATGATCCATAGATGATTCTAGAATCTTTAATATCTTATAAATGATTTTGAAGTTTTCTGACATGGATTTTACCCAAGGTCACGATGTTCACATTTATCACACACCGCTTTGAAGTTAGGAATTTCTAATATTTCTTTAGGAACCGCTACCGGCTTTCTGATTCTATCTGCTACATCTTGAACATCAAGGCATTCTATGTCCTCAATCTCCTTTTTGTACAGTGGGCAATACCAACATCTATGCTTATTTCGATTTGCCATATTGTTCATACTCCTTTATTAATGATTTTGTAATATCATCAAATTCCTTTGCCTTGAAGGCTGTCCTAATCTCCTTGCCTTCCATATCTACATATGTAGCACCTAATTTGCTGTAATATCTTTCAAACTGACCGTTCCATACAGATACAGAGAAATAAGCGTTATCAATGAAGCTTTTCGCTTCGCTTTCGGTTACGTTGTGTTTTCTTTCTTTGTTGATATGAATAATATCGATACTTAATTCGTCACAATCTATAGGTGTTTTTTGCAGATGCACAACTGAATTCGGCTTGTGTAAAACTCTTTTTATTTCTGATTCAAATATAGCATCTTTTCTCTCTTTTGTCATGCCGGGATTGTTTTTCCACGATGCGTTCACCAATTTACCTAATCCGTCTGCAGATATACGCTCTTTCTGCTGTTTCAATCCCATTCTATCGGCAAACTTAGCATATTCCGCCATCTGGCCACGATAATATGCTTGCTCATTGAGTAAATCATATCTATTCGCTTCACCTTGCTTCAACAAATAGATTTTCTCACGTTGTGCACGCATATTTGTTTCCATTTGCCTCATGCGTTGTGTGGCTTCATATCCGTTGTATTCCTTGCCATTGTATTCGATTGGCTTGTCTGACTTCCATTCATCTAGTTGATCGTCAGTATACGCTCGCTTTGATATACCAGGAATGAATGGATAATACATGTGGTAGCAGTTAGCGCCTAGAAGTCCAGTCACTTCACCAAGGTGGCACACAGTTTCTAATTCTTTTCTGGAATACACTTTCCCTTGCCATTCTGCATGACTTGGACGAGCGTTTGCGTGTGCAGTCACTTCAAAGTAATCTGTTCCTAATTCGTTGGCATTCATTTCTGAGATCTGCATCGTTATCTGCGATATTCCAGTCATGACAGCTCGCCTTGCTGCTACAGTCACTCTGTTGTGCCATCCGGACTGATAATCAATCCAACGAAGGCCGGAATGTGTCATTTTTCGTACCGCATCATTTAACACTCGATTGTAGTCAAATGTGCCCATCATTATGTCAACAACGGATTGATCCAGAACATTTTGATAGAAAACTCCGACCGGTTGAACCACTTTACGACTTCCAGTCTGCACAACGAATCCCATAGATTCCGTCAACCTTCTCATCTCATCTTTGGTCTGTAGCTTGATAGCTTGAATCCATTGTTGAATCATCTCGTTGTCTTCAAAAGGAATAAACTCCTTGCCTTGAGCTTTGTACAGCTCTTTGTTGTCGATGTAGTCTGTCTCAATGGCATTTGCGAACACTCTATCAAGGTAATCATCTGAAGCCTGGATGTATTGCTCTGCCATCTTTTTGATTTCATAGTCTGACATTCCAAGCATCTTTAAATGATTCAATTGGAAATCTGCAGAACGTGTGATCACATCAGTCTGTCTGATTCTTCTGACAATATCAGACATGATGGCTTTCTCAAGGTCTTTGAATATAGCTTCGTGTCCAAACCCAAAGGCCTCGATTTCTCTTTCTGTTAGCATCTTATTCCATCACATCCGCACTCTGTGGAAGATTCTTTGTAGCTTCTTCAATCGTTTCATTTCGCCACTTAGCTCGATATTCTTCTGGTCTAAGTGTTCCGTTGGCCAAGTCTGCCTGGTCTTGTTTGCGTTCAGTGTCTTTGTCTTCGATGATTGAGTCGTCAAAATCAATTGTGATCTCATCAATTTCCATCGGATTTCCAATCTTACCAGATAAGAATGAGATAGCTTCAATCATGTTTTCTAGGGCTTCGCCTAAGACAATTTCGTGCTTCTTCAAATTTGAATACATATCGCTGTCTTCTGAAATGACTTCAGTCGCAGTCTTAACACCTTTTAAAGTGAATTCAAATTGATTTGTTCCCATTCCGCATTTTTCACTCAATAGATTCAACTGCATTTGAATTGCCTGGTTGATTTCACTGATTCTTAATGCAGGAGAGAAGTCATGTACCATGGCTTTCCCATCTTCATCTGCATCACCAACACTTCTGAATATCGTCTCATGGTCACCAATCATGTTGTGTGTGACTCCTTCTGAATCTGTCTGGAATCCCGCAGCTTGAAGGAATATGATTCTTCGACCAGTGTTGATTTCGGTATCTAGCGCATCAAAGGCAGTGTCAATTTCCATCAACACATCTGTAGCATTTCCATACACACTGATTCCCATCGGCAAAGACAATGATTCATCGGCATTGTTGACGATGTTCGGCTTAAGAATTTGGAACAATGGAGTTTTAGATCCAGTGTTGATGATTTGCTCAACACCGAATGGCAATTCCAGCTCTTTGTAGCCTTGGCCTTCTAATCCTAGAATGTGATTTTCAATGATGTACTGTCCTTTTTCTTTGATGTGCATTTGAATGTAGATACAGTCTTGATTCATGTATCGAATCACTGAACCGAATGCGCATTCCTCTACACCTTTGCTTGACCATGTGATAGGAAATATCAAGTCAGCCTGGATGTAATCAATCTGGACTTCATCCTTGCCGATATACTCAACAAAAGCTCCGGTTCCTAGAGCGAAATACAATTCGCATAAGCGATTCGCGTTCGTTTGGAATTTATTGTCTTTCAAGATATCATGAAGAACATCATTGCTATGTTCATTCCCTACGTTGATTTGAACCTTTTCATTCATTAATAAATTGGCCCAGGTTTCGGCCACTGTCTTGGCCATGCCTAGTGATTTGATTTCCTGCTTGACTACAGTCTTTCCGTTGTAGACAGTGCGTGTGTGCATCTTATCAACTCCATTGATGTACCAGTCTTTCCATTCTTCAATCTTTCCATAGAAGTCTTCTGGTACTGACCTGTAGCCTCTCTTTTCAAGAAAGGTACGTATCACACCTCTTCCGCCTTGTATCATTGACTATTCCTCCTTTTCTCCACTTGCGAGCACTGGAAGAAGTCTCTTCATATCTTTCCATGCTCCCATTACCGCATATCGGATTGCATCCATGCAGTGGTCATTCTCTTTGATTGGTTTCTCGATTCCTTTTTCAATCGAATCCTGATCATATCCATACAAGTACATTTCTTCGATTGCATGTTTCTGATCAGGAGAAAATAAAAGAGCACAATAGTTCAACAACTTTTGTACTCGATTGATTCCTAAGTTTACATCGTTCTTAGCTTTACGCATTGACACCTCCGGACATACGCGTTTGATTTCTTCCGCTAGACCCCTTGCAGATGGATCATAGAACACTGTCACAGCGCATCTAGAGTGTTCTTTGTATATTTCATCAAGGAAAGCTCGGAAGTCCTTAGCGTAGTCGCTAGGGCTCTTCTGCTTTCCGGTTTCTCTTCCTGAATAGTAGTACTCCTTGAGTCCATCCATTCGCTTTTCTTTGTAGTTGATACCGAATGCCTGATATGTTGTGGCATTCATCTGGCCGTAGTCAACACCTATGACAATTTGATTGTATGCAGGTTCAGAAACACGAACGTGCTTCTCTTCATCAAACATGTAGTAGATAAGGTCATCCAGTCCAACCGATTCACCAAGCCACACCCAGCGATACATCTTAAAGTCAACCTTTTTCATGGCCTCTGCTTCTGCAATCAACTTTTGACCAATCCATTGCTTCGGAACATCAAGATATGTCGCATGGATGTGTATGCAGTCCTCACGTTTCTCCATCTTTTGACACCATTCATTGATTGGTGCTTTTGGATTCTTTGGAGGATTGTATAAATACATCATTCTGAAATCAGATTCATTTCCACGAACGAATGTGGCAGTGATATTACTGATTTCATCTTCTCCATCACCTTTGTCAAAAAACTCAGTCAACTCATCCAGCACAACCAACTTGATCGTGTTCTGATCATCAATCATACCTTTTGTATCATCGATGGAATCGGAACCGGTAAAGTAGATCGTGTTTCCGTTCTTCTTATAAGTAATCTGCATAGGTGAGCTTGTTATCTTAAATAAATTCTTGCTGAGTCCTAAGCGCTTTAAAGCTCTCAGACATTCTTTGTATACTGTTTTTCTAAGCTTATTGTGATGCTTTCTCATCACGACTGCAGCAGTTCCTGGTTCAGAGACTATCAAGTAGTCAACCAGTATAGCCATAGCACTTGACTTTGTTCCTGCACGACCAGATGTCAATATCTGGTGCATGTGGACTCTGTCGTTCACCAAAGGTAAGAACTTTGGCATGATGATATCTGAAAGCTTTATGCAATTTCTATTTTTATTTTGGAGCATCATTCACAATTACCACACTGTCTGCATCATCTTCTTTTGTATCTGATCCAGTGAATAAAGCGTATCTTTTTCCAATCAGTTCAGCTGCTTTCAGTCGTTCCTTTTCGGATGGCGCTTTCGAAACCTTGCAAGGCTCAGAACATCCTTCACCGGTTCCAACAACCATGACTTCTTCGGCACTGGTCTCGCCTCGCATCACACTAGTAAGGTACTCCATGACTTCCTGAATATCGGCAACCTTATTGCTGTGCGCTTTTTCTAGACAAGCATCAACATATGCTCTGATATGTGGTAATGCTAACAACCTGGATGCATGCTTCGACGCATTGTCTCGGCTTTTACAATTCTTGTAAACTGCCAAATAAGCATCCACTGCGTTCATCGTCGTCAAGTAATTCTCACAAAACAACTTCTGTTTCTCGGTCAGTTTAGCCATGGAACACCTCCTTTCTGCGCAATAGAAAAGGCCAAGACTTTTCGTCCTGGCCACAGTTCATATATATCATTTTATCACGCTTGACTGCGTAGTTTTATACGACTTTTCTACTTTTCAAAGTCTTCTTGATAAGTGCCAACACACTCTGGTAAGGATTCGCATATCCATATACACGTCTTAACTTGTCTTGAGACCATCCTTCAATGTATGACTGCAGGAATTGATTCTCTCTTAAAGAACAGTGTGTGCATATTTTTGTAACATAGCCATTTGCCTTACTTAAACTAAGTGAGTAGTAGTTACGCTCTTCAACATACATCTGCTCGTCAGACAAAAGTGAATTGACAATGGATGATTTTTCTTTGTGGTTGTCTATCTTTGTGCCATCACCGCCAAGTGGACATGAAGGCATTTGAATCGATTCGATGCGCTCTGAAATGTCAATCAATAGACATCTCAGTTCTGCCAGTTTATGCTCGTAAAAATTAATGCTTTTCATTTCATGCAGAATGTACGCTGCTTCTTCATTTGTCATATTGTAATGCCTCCAAATCCTATTTCATTCTTTTCTTTCCTACGACAGAACCACGATTCCATGGTTCCTCATAACAGTAGTGTCTGCGCTCGTTTGCTTTTTCCTGATGTAGTTTGTATTCTTTCAACCCTAGATTCTCGCGTTCAAGCTTTGTGATGTACTCGATGACATGATCCAGTTTGTTGTCCAGGTCAAACAATTCGTCTTTCGTTGCATTTCGAACGAAACGAAAGTAATTCAACAATGCATCGCATTCATCTTTGATTTCTTTGTTGTGAATTTCAAAACTCATTTTGTATCGTCGAATCCTTCATAGTCGTCAAATTCATGCGATCCCATTACAATCAGGAACAACATACATGAAGCCAGCGTCCCTACAAGCACACCGCCAACAAACCACAATGCACTAGGCATTCTTTGCCTCCTGCCAAGCTGTATAAGCTTTCTGACATTCTTCATATGAACTATCTAGAATTTCCGCTGCATTCTTCACGTCAACTTTATAAGATCCAGCATGTGCAAGAGCAACAAGTGCATTATCGTACACTTCTTTTTTTTCTAGATATTCTTTTTCTAATTCTTCTAAAGTCTTCATTACATCAAACCTCTTTCTTTCATTTTTGAGATCATCATTTCTTCACTAATGCATTGATTCTCAACTTTTCTATATGCATCTAAATACCATTCTTTTTTATCTCCATTGTATGTCAGTTCATAATACATACCATCATGAAGACTGGTACTAATAAGATATTTCCAATTTTGTAATGTTTTGCACTTCCAAACAACATAAACTTCTAAATTAGACACATGTTTTTCATAGTCTTTATCAGATTTATCCATATGATCAATCGCGTATTTTCCAGCTAAATTCATTGCGATTAAATCTTGTTCAATTAAAAAATTTTTATTACATAACTTCTTATTCATTTTCTTTCTCCAATTTCATCGTCTAAAGGTTCTGCATTATACACGAACGCTTTACATTTTTCGCATTCCTCTAACGGTTCATCAGTTCTTGCATCATTTAGACCCCAACAAAACACCCTGTTATCTTTTGGACCGTATTCGTAATATATGGCTTTTGATTTATAGCAATATGAATCTAACTTTTTCCCTCTCATAATTGCTCTTCCTTGTAATCTCATAATATTTCAACATCCTCATCTTGTGGCATTTGATAAACTTGAGCACCTCTCTTCAATGCGTAAGTATTAAGACAGAAATTATCAATGCTATAATAGTTCGTATTTTCAATAGCTTTTTGAATCTCATCTAATACTTTTAAAGCTTTTTCAAAACTAGAATAAACACCTAGCTCATGGTCATATCCATCTGAATACGCACAAATTAAGTAATCACCACAATCATCTCTATCATCCTCACAAATTCGAATAATATTAGTATTTATTAATGTATATTTGCTCTGACTTCTGACCCACATAATTAATACCCACTTTCTAATCGCTCATGATTGATTGCGTTCTTTCGCATGTACGCAATATAAATTTCTTCCAAGCTGAATCCTAAGTGTTCGCTCAACGCTAACAGATACATTAATCGACCGTCTGCAAGTTTAAGAAGAAAAATCATCGCATTTGCTAAGCCAAAGCCGATGTTCATTTGCACAATAGGAAAATAGTTATATTTTGAACTGCAATCAGTCAAGTAACCTTTAGATCCATAAAGTAATTCGTAGATCAAGACAAAGTGAAAGACGTCTACCAACTCTTCCAGGACTTTATTTCTGTCTACCGGTTTCTGACTTTTCTTCCACCAGCACCAGTCACCTTTGAGCTCATGAGTAAGTTCACCAATCTCATCAAGTGTGGCCATATCAATTTGTTCTTTCGAAATTGT